CAATAAAATACCTGAGTTGCCAGCAAATGTATTAGACACTGCTGAATAAGGGAAAGCTGTATAACTTGATGAATTTATTAAGTTAGATGTATTACCATCTTGGGTAGTACATAAATTAAATGTATTAGAAGTTACAGGAACAACATAATAGACTTGACCATTAAGCTGTGTCATTCCAGGAACATTAGTAATTGTTACAGCAGCTCCTTTAGTGAAATAGTTATCTTGTGTTGTAGTAACTACTGCGGGATTAGCTTTTGTAACATCTTGAATATATGCTGTTAGTGTTGTTTTAGGTGCCCAACTTAAATTTCCGGTACCGTCAGTTTGTAATACATAACCAATAGCTCCGCCACCAATGCTTACATTGCTAACATTACCTAAATTAATGTTTCCACCTGCATTTCCACCTGCATTGACCCAATTGGTTCCGTCAAATGCTAGTACTTCTCCTGTACTTAATGATGATGCGGTGATATTTAAATTACCTACAGCACCTGTAATTTGATCAAATGCAATATTTGAATAAGAAGTTAATACTTCAATATTCTCAGCAGGGGTAGTTTTACCAATAAACAGTTGTTTAGTATCTGTTGCCCAGCCAAATTCGGCTTCGTTAAGTTGCGGTAAATCTACAAGATTACCGGATCTTTGTTGGATTTGGGAAATTTGTACAATAGCCATAGTTTTAATATACTCGTATTAAAACTATTTATCACTTTGGAAGAGTTAACGGCTATAAAAATTTGGAGTAGTATTCTTCTAGTCTTTTAAACCAAAGGTCAGTATATTTGTCAAATTCTACACCCTGAAGTACAAATTCTTGGTATACATTATCAGCACTACACATAAAGATCACGCCTTTACGGATCTCTGTATTCCAGACTTTGTTATGAGCATTAGCATATGCTGCTAATTGTAGAAAATAGTCCTCAATCCATTCGCGTTTTTTTGGCTTGTTAGTTTGCTTATGGTCCATTATACATTCTACGTTATCGTGAATACCAACTAAGTCTGTGGTTCCTGCGTAAATGTCAGGATAGTATAAACTAACTTCTGTGCCCCAGTATTCCTGACATTTACTTAATCCCTCAGATATAATTGTATGGGCCATTGTATGACTTTGTAGACTATATGGATTACTGCCAGGCTCCCCGGTCTCACCTGTTTTGATATAATTTTCAAGCCACTTATGCATACGTGTGCCGCGACCCGCAGCTTCAGTTGTAATTTGTCGTGCCTTTTCTTCGCCTACACGTTTGCGCCATTCACGCAATGCTTTTTTGCTTTCTTCTGGTTTGGTAGCGTCTAATATTGTAGTAACACTAGGAACACGTTCTCCGTTTGGAGTTACATAGTGTCTTGAACCGTTTAGTGTTTCTCTTTTTAATTGATCGTAGAGATATTTGTTAGGATTATACATTAAGTTATTGTATCAAATACTTATTTAGATGTCAATAAAAATAAATAAACTCATGAATATTTTGGTGTCTGGTTGTAGTTTTACATTTTGTCACAACGATGGTGGTAATTGGACTGGATCATATGTGCCGAACCATTGGCCTAATCATTTAGATAAAAGATTTAAAGTTACTAATATTGGCAGATTTGCTGCCGGAAATCAATATATTGCAAATGGTGTTATATCAGAATTATCACAGAAAGATTATGATCACGTTTTAGTTATGTGGTCAGTCTTACTAGATTAGATATTTTAACAGATGTTTCAGATTCAACATGGCTTGATATATTAAAAGAATATCACTTTTATGGTGTTTTAAAAAATACAAAACTAGCATATGTATTCAGTGGTGGACTTAATGGTAGTTGGAGAGACGCCGATTCATTAATTAACAAAATGTTTAATAACACTTATAAAATGAGTAGCAGACCAAGTTTGGCTACCAATAGTCTATTAGAAATGATAAAATTACAAAATTATTTAAAACACAGAAATATAAATTATCATTTTATGAGTTATGTAAATTACTGGAACGACAAAGAAAATCTTATAAATGGAAATTTTGGATTATTTCAGTATCCTGAACTTCAATATTTAATTAAACAAATAGATTTTTCAAAATGGATTTTTTCGGATAAGCAATATAACGGAGTATATGAACTTGCACTAAAAAATAATGATTTTTATGATGATAATTTTCATCCTGGTCTTTCCGCAGATAAAGCCTGGGCTGAACTTATAAATTCTTACTTATATTGATATTATTTTGTTGACTAATTCCTTAGCTACAACATTGTTATTTTTTCTATATGTGTGTAATTCTTGATTATGTATTAATATAGGCAACATTTCATATAACATAACACTTAATTGTTCTTGGCTAAATGAATTCAATCGTTTTACTTCATTTAATATTTTGTTAAATCTAAGATCATCGTCTAACTCAACATCATAACTTTCATCTATCCATTTATTAAATGTCTTATAACCTAAATTATGTAATGTTTGTAATGTTCCGCGTTCACCTATTATGATAAAAGGTTGCATAGTAGCTATAGGTTTAAATGGTTTTTCATTAAGCTGTAAATGATTAAAATCAGTATGAAAATAACTCATTGGAATAATATTAATATAACTTGACAAATGCAATTCTGTGTTAGTGCTGAGTGATAAAAAATCAGTTAATATTTCATTAAATTTTAATGGATTTAAATCTAATTGTTTTTCTTTTACAGTTACAATTTGGTTAGTAACGGGATCACAGTATGTACCAAATTGGGTAGACACATAGGAGGTATTTTCTAACTCAGGTATTCTACATAGATTATCTACAAAACGTAATCTAAAATCTCTGGCTCTTCCGCCTAAATATAAAAATTTTTTATTTCTTATTTTTACATGTTTAATACTTTCAATTACTGGTTTATTGTTAATTGTGGAAATAGTGTGTTCAAAAACGTTAGCACAAAACCCTATTAAATTGAATTTCTTTAACGCAGATTCTAATTTATAGTTAGTATCAGTATAAATTATTGATGACGTAGAAATGTTTAAAAATTTAGCTGAACCATTTATTAAATCAGGTATATTTTTGTTACTTCCTTGACTTATATTAAAACTATCTCCATTACTTGAAAACAGTAACTTAGCTTTGTTATTTTGTAGATCAGCTATGTATTTTGGATTAAAATAATTACACTTTAGAAACCAATGAAAATTATCTATATTAGCTAATAGATAATAAAAATCCTCTGAGGGCTCAGTTATAAAGTTTGTGTCAATAGTTTTTAATAAGTTTATTAAATGTTGATTATTAATATTAGCATAATCACCAGTTTCTAAACTAATCGTTAGTATATTCAAATGTTATTTTGCGGCCCTTTGTGCCATTTGCTTTACTACTTTCTTTTGATCTTCTGGAGCAGGAGGAGGGCTGTCTAAAGCAGGTTCTTGTTTTTGACCTTTAAATGTTACTTTATCACCTTGAATATTGGTAATGAAATTACCCATAGGTTCCTGCTTAATCATATTATATAAATCTTGTTTATCTAATATAACATCATACTTTCTATAGTAATCAAGTAATTCATCAACAGTCCAATTTGGCTTGACTCTACCTAATTTGATATAGGTTGTCAATTGGTCGCTAAGTGCAATTATTTTAGCGACAAGTGGCTGTTCATCTAATTCAAAGAGAAACATTGTTATCTCTTTTCACGACCAACCTTGGGTGCTGGCATTTCTTCTGGTTCTTCTGCTGGAAGTTCAGGAGCCTCTTCAGGTGGCATTTCTTCTTGCGATGCCATAACGTCAGCTTCTTCTCCNGGAATTTCTTCTGCGCCAGGAGTAAATGCTTCTGGGCTACCGCCTTGACCTGTAATGCCATTTAATGCATTTGATAACGTAGCTTTAGATTGTGCTAATGCTTGACTTAAACCGGTCAATGCTTCGTTAGCTTGTTGATTAAATTGTGTGCTTTCTTGTACACCAATTTCACTTTGAATGCTGTCTGTTAATGCAGGCAATTCTTTTACCATCATATCACTGACTTCTTCAATCATTTTTTGTACACTGTCAACCATGTCTTGCGCAGCTAAAATAACTTGTGATTTTTCTACTTCTTCGTTTTCAACAACGATTCTTGCAGTGCGAGGTTTATTATTAATAATATGCTCTGTTAAAGCCTGTTCCATGAATACTAGTTTCATATATGAAGGCGAACTTTGATTTTCATAAAAGTCTTTGCTTGTTCTCATTTCTTGTTTCAAGCCTTGTACTTTTTTGAGCATTTTGGTAGCTGCGTCTTTGTTTAAATTTGATGGATCAAATTTATAATCAAAGCTTTCTTTGAGAGCTTTTACCGCATAATTTTTTGAATCTAAATCGTTGAGTTTCATAATGTGTTTCCAATCCTATAATATATTTATCAGAATCCTAAGATATTTTGGTCTTAATTTTGTCAAATTTATCTTTTTGCCAACGCATTGAAGTTATAAGATAGTCGTTCAATTCACTTAATATCATTGACTTTCTATATTTAGTTTCCTGTATCTTGGCTAGATAAATGAATTTATCAGACGAATCCTTAGATTTTTTTAATTTTTGTTGTAATATAGCTAAACTAACCTTAATACCGGACAATTCAATGTCTATTTCGGGTAGTCGATTGGCTTCTTTTACCCTAATATACTTGTCATATGTGCACCAAGCAATAGCTATTTTTAAGTCTGATACTATCGGGCACTTTTTCCATGGTTCCTTAATAGTTTTAATTTCAAAACAATCATCTTTGGGTGTTATGCTATATTTTCCAAATGCCAAATAACTACCATCGCTAACCTCAAGTAGCATTATATCTTTTAGGTCTTTAGATATTTCTTTATCAAAAAACTTTTTAATTTTGTTGATTTTGTTCATGGTATACAAAGTAAATGTTTCTGAGTTCAGGGCTAGTATCTAAAAAATTACTGAGTTTATCAAATTCTGTACCACATTTAATCATAGGTACACCATCACAGTCATTATAGAGTGCTCCCAATTTTCCATAGTCATTATCAAACACGCTAGGGTGTTGTATTATAAAATCAAATGTCCAAACGTTTACTAAATCTTTATTTAATTTTTTATATAAAAAACCAAATTCAGTGTTTTCGAAATATGTTTTGTTAAATACAGGTGGCGCTACTAGCTCGGGCTGACTACGTAAACTTATAGCTTGTACAATAGTATCTAAATTTGCTTGAGTATTACGTTTATATAACCACTCATCATCCGTGTTACTAGGACGATTTCTGTTTAACACGTTTGTTTGTTTTATATCAAATAATGTATAACAGGTAATTATATAACTCATACTGTATTTAGAGGCAAAAAAAACCAGAGAATAAATCTCTGGTTCTTTTTATAGTTAACAAGTAACTATTATTCGTAATCAACCAATGTGTTAAATGTAGCAACTTGTGTACCAGATACGTTAGCATAACCTGTTGCTGTGTTAAGAGCAGAAGTTAAGTTTGCTGGGCTTGTGCCACCATTTGTTGATGCAACGTTTGACCATGCACCTGTTGGGTAAACAGCTAAACTGATGTTATCTTGTTGTGTGTTACCACCGCCGCCGGCGTTAACTTGATAAATCATAACTGTTGCTAATTGTTCAACTGTACGAATAACTGTTTGAGTTACTGTGCCGTTAGCTTGTACGTTTGCAACTACGAAGTTGAAGAAGTCAAGTTTTGGACCTTGTGGTTGAACTACTGAACCGCTTGTGTTTGTGTTAACACCAGTGTTTGTATACGAAGCATAGTCTAAGTTTAATACTGGTTGAAAGTCACCATTTGTACGTGTAAATTGTGCCATTTTGAAAATTCCTTAAGTTTGTTGAAGCCTATTGCTTCATATATGTATTTACACTTTTTTCAAAAAAAGTCGGTTTTATGGTATCTTTTTGGTGCATTTTTTAAGTAATTGTAACTGGTACTAGAAAGGAACTTATGTTTAAAACCCAATTAAATGATGATGCTATGTCCAAACTGTTAAGGGGGAAACATAAATGCAGAGGAAATTGGAAATTAGTTTAACGACCCTGAAGGTTCTGTCTACTAAAGCCCATACGATCTACAAATTTTAGCCCGTTGGCAACAAAACCCTCTTGACTTGCTGTACCATCATTGAGATAGCCTTGTACAGGGCTAGATTTTGCTGCTTGATTCAATTGATGTACGATTTTCTCTTTTAGATTGTATAAATCAATCCATACTGTAAATGCACCAACTACGCCTCTTTTATTTTGTTTCAAGTGGTTAGTTAATTTTTGTTTCATAACAGCAGTCATGGGACGTGCTTCAAAATATTTTACAAATTCACTGTATAAGTTTTTAAGATTGCCTTCTTTGACTTTTTTATTAATAAAAGTAGTAAACAATTGATTAAATGTATTTCTAGCTTGTGGTGCAGTAGTCATTAATTGTTGTATGTCTGCCCCGTATTTTGTAATATCGTCTTTAGTTTTCTTTACTAATTTTGCATCAGCTTTTAATTTAGGTGCAGCTGGCATAGCACTTGGAATAATAGCTACGTTGTTATTATTTTTAAGATTACCAATTCCACCATTTAATGATACTGCTTGATCAGTGCTATCAGCATTAGGATCAATATATTGATGTACAGCAATCCCTGCTACTTTTTTAGTCATTAATTTACCCAGTTCGCTGTTTGGATCTACTGTATATGTAATGCCGTTAGGATTAGCTTTGAATGAGTATAATCCATTATTATTTGGTGTTAACGGTTTATGAAATAGTAAATCTCCCCAATAATAACCTTTAGTGCCTCTACTCTCTATTTCTAAACCAGACCATATCTCACTAATTATACGTTCTAATTCGCCGCGATTTACACCTCTAGCTGCATCATATTGTGCAAAGTCAGCAGGACTATAAATTTTACGACCACTGCCATCTTTTTTGTTGAACATATGTTTGTCCATAATGCTAAATTTACCATTAGGGCCACGACCAAAAATCAATGCAGGATATCCATCCCATTTAATAGAAATGTTATTAGGATTTTTTGCTGTAGCAAGTATGTTGTTTAATGCTTGATTAGCACCTGCAACATCTTGTAAAAAGACTAAATCTTCAGGATGATCTAAATGTCCTTTGTCTTCTACTAATTTTATATTAGCTAATTTGTCACTAAGATTGCGCAATGATTCTGTTAAGTTCATATTATTTTTTGTTCTGTTGTGCAAGCATACGTTGTTTTGCAGCAGCCATTCTTTGTAGAAATTCAGGAGAAACTTTTGGTTTTTGCTGAGGAGTTGTAGGTTGTTGTGTAGGTTGCTGTTGTGGTTCTTGCGCCGTTGCTATCCCTTTTGCTATATTTGAATTAGTATTTTGTACTGTATTCGGTGCTACAGTAGGTTCAGGAGTAGCTACCTTTGGTTGTTCATTTGGTGGTACAGTTACCCATTGACCTTGAACATTTTTAACTTTAGGTTTTGGTTGTGCAGGTGGGACGTTTTGAGCAGTTTGTTTTTGCCAAGTATTATCTAGCCATTTAATAGTTTCTAAGCTAGTAACTGGTTTATTACCTACTTTCCAACCATTTGGTCCCTTAGTATAAACATCTCCACCTATTTCTAATGTTGGTGCTTCGGCGCTAGCTGGTGGTGCGGCACCAGGTAAAGGGG